AGTCCATGTGACTTCCTGTATCACTTTCTTGGGGTCCGTGGTTTCCGTAAGTCCCATGATCTGAATGTTGGGCAGATCAAAAGCATACCCCATGCCCGCGCCTTGGGTGGTCAAAGTAGTGCCGAAATCCGGGTCCATCAACCGCACAGTGAGACCAAACTTCGTCTCCGCCCTGAACTTGGTCCAATAGCTATTGTCTGTAAGGAAGATGCTCATGGTTCCACTGATGACAGAGTTCCCTTTTCCAAGACCGTAGGGATATCGGGCACCCACAGGAAGCAGGGATTCGATGTCGTTGGTACCGTTGATTGTTAGTGCCGTGACTACCGCAACAGGAGTATTATCCTGCGTGATGTAGGCCAAAATGTCATTGGCAGTAAGGACGGAATTGGTGTCAGCCGCTACGATCGATGCTCCAGCGGCCACTGTTGAGTACACAGAAACATCAGTGGCTGCGGCGGCACGGGTATCTCCCTGCCCGAGCACACGGCCCATAAACTCGAAGGCTCCGGTAACTATGGAGTCGGGGTTGATGGTCAGGGAGAAGGTATTGGCGATGCATCCGATGGCCATCTTGACCTGAACGAGAGTAGCTGCGGTGTTGGTGAGAGTCTGCTCAAAAGCAAGGGATTTCACAGAGGTTCCAGGGGAGACATAGGCCATTCTGCGAATGACCACATCCGCATGGCCCGGAGTCGCGTGGGCCACCATAGTGGCATAGTTCGGGGTCACTATGGTGATGCTGGTATCGTTGACAAGGGCCGAAATTCGGTAGTACCCATTGTTACCCAAATCAGTTGTCAAGAAACCGGAGAGGCGTATCCATTGGCCTACTGCGAGGGTTCCGGTCTCTGTGACCGTAAGTAAGGTAGTGGCCGCAGGCGTCCCTACAATTACGTTTTGTGCCGCCATAGCTGCTTCAGCAGCAGTGAAGTCCGCACACATCCAACTTTCCAGAAAATCGTCGAACTGCATCGATCCTGCAGTATGCCCGCCCGAATAGGAAAGTTCGAAAGGAACCGACACAGCGGGTGTGTGGGCCCCAAGGCGCACGGATGTCAGGGCACGCCTGGTGTTCAATTCAGCAGTGGTAAGCTGCGTCCTTCCTTCACCGATGGAGGCGGCGGGAAGCTTTCTCACAGATGTGAATGCAGTTATGGGAACTGCCCAAGACGTTTCTTTACAATAGCCCAAATACGCGCCGGTCCCCTCGACTATCTCACCTGCCATGGTATTTCTCCTCTAGCTTATACACTATATTGCTCTGTAGGCTGGAAGCCTACCCTAGAAAGAATCAGGTCAAACAAAAGTATATCACGGAGAAGAGGTTATAGCAATACCCTGCTGTTCATTGTACTCTTTCAGATATTGCCAACGATGTTTTTTGTAGCTTTGCTTGTACCCTTTCAGACAGGCAACTAAACCGGAATAACACTTTGCGCCGGGGTCGTACTTCTCTGCAGCTTGCGCCAATGAGTCAAATACTTCCTTGGTATCCAAACAAACTACAGGGACTCCGTGAGTCTTTCTTTTATTCTCTCTGAACTTTGCTCTATCTTCCTCTGTAAAAGGATGCTCTATATGGTACATTTTGAGCGCGGCACTCAGTCTACCTCTCGCTTTGTCAGGATCAGAGAATTGTTCCCATCCGTAGCCTCCTCTTGCCATTCGTGTAGCTCTAGCTTTGGTGATCTGCTCCGCCGTAATATTTCGAACATTGGGATGGCTAAAGAACTTTTTTCTTTGCTCTTCCGTCCACTTTTTGCCTACGTTGGCAAGACGAAGTTTTTCTTTGCATTCGGGGGATCTTGGTATGCCTCTCTTCTTGGCTGCCGATTTTTCATTGGCCTCCGCAGACCGAATTCTTCCTTTGGAAGAACCGCAGGAGTCTGTCTTCAGATTATACCCAAACTTCGGATGTATGGAATTCGTGGCCCACATCCATCTCTCTTCCTTCAAAGAGAGATCCTCCGCAGTATCCGCGTAATCCACAACGAACCAAAAGAACGCCTCGGGACCGTGCTTGAATATTGAATTGTGAAATCTATTTGTGGAACGCTTCTTACCGTGCCACAGATGCGTAGCTTTACGCCTTTCCAGACGCATCGTGGTCTTCCCCACGTAGTACTTTTGCGTAACAGTGTTAACCGCCGCATAGATAATCCCATACGGCCTCACGTTCTCCTCGATACTCATGCGTATACATCCGCCCAGAATTCCGCACTCACTATAAGCCCGTACCACGAGTCCGAAATTTTTGGAAAATGACGAATTCCCGGAGTCATCATGTGTACGTACTGTGTAGGCGCGGCCGTCGGATACCCAATCGAAGTCCCGCGCTTGAATGCCGCCGCTATGGTGTTGGCCGCAACGAAACCATCATACAATCCTGCCGGGTTTCCATCGACCGTAACCTTCGGGACCCGGATCGTGATCTGTAAAAATCCCTTGTGCCTATCTGCGGCTTGAGGGAAGAGCCCTGCGGCGACGGGTTGGGCGTAGAGAATATCTACGGCGTAATTCATTTGGGTGACAGGGAAATCCACGCTGGGACCGTTAGGATATGAGGTATAAGCATCGTATCCCAAGGCGGAGAAATGTGCGATCAGAGCGCCGTCGATATCAGATTGCTGGCCCATTCAGACCCTCCAGATTATGCTCCTGCAAGGTACTTTCTTGCTTCGGACGCTACAATAGTATCCCACGTCAGGGCATTTACTCGAACAAATCCAGCGACCGCCTGTGAACTGAAGCCTCCGACAGTACGCCCCGTCTTGCTGGGGCTTGGATATTGCCCATACTCCAACATTTGAGCATACTCGCTGTACAAGGAAGCAAAAACGGACTCTCCTTCCGAGGGCTTCCAACTTGCTGCCGCTGCTCTGACTGCCGCTTTCGCCGCCTCTCCGGAACGGTCGTTACGATGGACTTCCGAAGGTTCGGAACCAGCCTCTGCATTCCAATCACCTCTTGCCGTAACATCGTCGGGGTCTGTTTCATCGATGGGCGTTTCTGAAATAATTTTATCCATCAAAATTATGAAGCTCCTCCTAGCCACCTCATCCGGGATGCTCTTGAGCTTCAGCTTCATTGCATCCAGTTGCAACAGAAATTGACCTATGTTGCTTTCCATTGCAATTCTCCCCCGTCCATTATTGCCTTATAGAACAAGCCAGAAGTACAGAACCAATGCTCCGTTGATCCCCCCTACAAAAAGAGCAAACAACAGATACTCCACCCTACGCCCTGCACTGAAGCGTCCACAGGATCGTAGTAACTACTCCCGAGGTTTCATCCTCTCCCGGCTGCAAACTCTTTACAGAAACGATATTTAGCACAACACTTCCTAAGACCAGTTTGTCCGCCGTAGTCGGATCTGTGAGGTCTGAAGTTATGAACTTCCTGTCAGAAGACATTATCGAAGTCCCGTCAATCTCCGTGGCCTCATACTTGCTCTCAACCACACGCCCCGCCACCAGAGTCACCGCAGTAGCCGGATCAACGTACACAATGACATGGGTCGTGTTATTCTCCCACTGATACCGGCTCTGCCCCGCGTTCCACGTCTTTGTATAGCCTGCGGAAGTTCCGGGGCGCTGCAAAGAAGCAGCCTTCCCGTTCTTATTGATGAGCCTCTGAGCCACGTTGGTTTTTATCTTCGCGTATTGCATCTCAGCACCTTAAAACAGACAGAGACCCTCTTCCACCCACAACGAGGGGGGAGATCATGGCCGCAATCGTCGGGTACACGGTGGCGGAAGACGCGCCTTCAAAATACTCTATGGTGATGATATCCACTTTCTCGCTCTTCACCGCCCCTCCTCTATCGCGCGAAGCGAGAAGTGCTCCGGGAGTTGCAAGTTCGATAAGAGCAGCTTCCGCCGTCACGTTCTTCAGGATGACAGGGACGCCTGTGAGTTCGAATTCCTCGGGGTAGGTGTAGGCATAGCTTCGGGGCCAGTCGAGGGCCTGCGCGTAAGAGAACTTCTCGCCGCGCCACTGCCCGGAATACAGGGAATCCAGGGATCGGGTGGCACGCACGAGGGCAGTTTCCTTGTCAGCCGTCAGGGCGGCTGCCCATGCGGTATTCCCCATATCCGCGTGATATGTGTCGGCGGCAGTTACTGCCAAATAACTCGTCGCGGTCGAAATTCCTGTGCCATCCTCAACGACAAAAGCCATAAGTATCTCCTACTGATAAGGAAGTTTAGCACAAAAACCGCATGCGGACAATAGCCACAGCTTAGAACTGAAGCTCAAACAATATCTGGCTTATGTTAAATATGATGTCTTTCCCTGAACCGTTCACCACTTCCATGAGTGTCTTTCCTGAATTTGGCCTT